CTATCCCGCGTTTTGATTGGGCAAGTTTGAATTGGCTTGATCGTATTCGGGGCTTATTTGTCCTGCCTCTGGCGCTACCTCGCCACTGACTACCCACAAAGCGTATTGAGGAAAGAGCTTAACGATAGCTTCGATCTCCTCTGCCTTGATTTCGCGCTTTCTGGCAGTGTTCTTCAAGTTGTTCCAGGTGTAGCGACTGATGCCAGTGCGCTCCTCCAACTCGGGAAGCCGAATCCCAGAGCTTTTCAAAATAGTTATAACGCGCTCTTTAATCATAGCCACTCGATCTATAGATGATATATCCAATATGGATCAACAATGGCATTATCCGTTTCGACACGATCCATTTTGGATAACGCAATGCTGAATAACTGGCATTGAAACGAATAGTGACGGAACGAGCATGGAACTGGAAGAGCTGGAACCTTCGAAGCTGATAGGCCCTCAACAGGACGTGGAAACCGTCGAGTCCTGGGCCGACCGCAACGGCCTGACCTACGGCACCGCGCGTGCCTGGGTATATGCAGGCGTTCTCCCCACCGTAAAGCTAGGCAAGCGCCGCATGGTCAATAGCGCCCTGCTCCGCTCCTGGCTGCTGGAACAGGAGTGGACGGCATGAATCCTCCCTTCTATACGCAAGCCGCCTTCGCCGCCCTGGCGGGTGTTCCCGTCGAACAGGTCGCGTACTGGATCAGAACCGGCGCCGTCGAGAGTGTGAAGCTCGGCAAAACCCGCGTGTTGCTGTTCACGGGGGTGAACCAATGAGCCGCACTGACCCGCAATTCAAGCTGCGCATGCCGCCAGCCCTCCGCGCCCAGGTAGAGCAAACCGCCAAGCAGGCGAACCGCTCCCTGAACGCCGAAATCGTCACCCGCCTGCAAGCCAGCTTCGCCCAGGCAACGCCCGAGGTGTCGGCCAATGAAGAGTCTCAGCCAGTACCTACGCCAGCCGCACCCCGCCAACTGCGACTGCTCTGTCTGCTGGCTCAACCGAAACTGGGAGCCACCCAAGCCCGCCGCCTCCCCGTCCACACCCTGCACCGAGTGCCGCCCCGCACAGTGGCGTGTGGTCGATGGGCGGATCTGTGTGACAGCGGCCTCGTACTGCGAGAAGCACACGCCGTCGAACCGACCGCCGAAGTACTGGCACGTTGTGAGCGACACCGGCAAACCCACGCCCTTCGTGCCGCTGCGCGAACCGTTCGAACTGGTGGGGTGAGCGCATGAGACAGCCAACCGCCCTCGTCGCCTGCGAATTCTCCGGCCGCGTCCGCGATGCCCTGACCCGCGTCGGCTTCTACGCCGTCAGCTGCGATCTGATGCCCTCCGAAACCGAGGGCGAACACATCCAGGGCGACGTCCTGGACGTGCTCGACTGGGGCTGGGACCTGCTGATTGCCCATCCGCCCTGCACGGATCTGGCGACCTCCGGCGCGCGCTGGTTCCCCGAGAAGATCGCGGACGGTCGTCAGGCTCGCGCCCTGGATTTCGTCCGCACGCTGCTGGCCGCGCCGATCCGCTTCAAGGCGCTGGAAAATCCGAAGTCGGTCATATCCGGCCAGATTCGCAAGCCGGACCAGATCGTCCAGCCCTGGATGTTCGGCCACGGTGAACGCAAGGAAACCCACTTCTGGCTCCAGAACCTGCCACGGCTCCAGCCCACCAACATCGTGGCTGGTCGTGCCCCTGTCGTGCACCACATGGCCCCCGGCCCGGACCGCTGGAAGAACCGTTCCCGCACCTATCAGGGCATCGCGGACGCCATGGCTGATCAGTGGGGCCGTCACGTCATCAGCGTGCTGAACGGTGTAGCTCCGGTAGCGGCTCCACGTCAGACCATCCTGGAGCTGGGGGTGATCGCATGATGACTCAATGGATCAACGCTCTAGAGGCAGCCATTGAATCGCTGGCGGCCTTCATCCTCCAGTTCGTCTATCTGGTCTACCTGCTGATCGGCTGCATGCTCCTGATCGCCCTGATCTGCGCGCCGTTCCTGTTTGGCTATGTCATCTACATGGACCGCCGGGACGCCAAGGCCAAACGCCGCGCCTCCAGCAATAGCACCAACGCCACCGCCCCCGAACAGATCAAGGGCCGCGCCCCCGGCTTGTCCGAACACGCTTCACCGTTCGGCCAAACGGAGGCACGGGCGGAGCGCACCCTTGAGCACCCACCACCCTGACAACGCTAGGGGCAAAGGGCTGGGGAACGCTTCTCTCCCCTGCCCTCTGACCCTCTGGCGAAGAGTGGGATGACAAGGGCAAAGCCCTTGGTGCTATCCAGAGCAACTAATAAGAGCGAGTTAGATAATTTATTTAAAAGTGCCATTACGGCTCTATTCGTACCAGTACTTTTTGACACAAGTTAATTGTTTTTTAAGTGCTCCTTTTAGTTTTTCAGTGGCGTATAACTAGGCTCACAAACCCGTTGCAGCCCGCGTAATTCCTGGCAGCGAAGAACTAAGCAAGTTCCTCTGCCTGGACTAGCTCGGCCCGCAGAAGGTGAAACCGCGCAATAACGCGCAACTTAAACGAGGAAACACAACATGGCACGCACCACTATGGAATTGGCATTCATCAGCGCTGAGCGCGTCCAGTTCGACAACGTGAAACTGGTCAAGCTGTTCTTCGGTGACGAACCCGACGGTGAAAAAGACCTCGGCGTTTCGCTCATGTCCATGAACGTCGCTGAAGACGCTTTGGACGAAGTGTGGGCGGCCTGCCAGGGCTTCGATGTACTGGAGACCATCCGCGTAACCGCCGAGATCGAACGCGGCTCCAAGAACGCCGGCAAGTTCATCGTCCTGCACGTCGAGTCGGCCAAGCCTGCCCAGGCAGGCAAGCCCGCTCCCCAGCAGAGCGCCCAACAACAGCCCAAGCCGACCGGCACCCAGCCGGACGCGGCCAAGGCCTGACCGGAGGGCGCCGCCGTGCTGATCGTTGATCGCGTGACGTGTGATTGCTGCGGGCAGCCCATGGGCCAGCTCTACAACCAGCCGTCCCCACAGCCCGACCTGCTGCCCGATCTGACCCAGGCGCCCCACCAGACCCTGTGCCCTGACTGCCTCGACATGGCTGAGGTCGTTCAAGACCCCAGCTTGGCCGAGTAACAGGGGGCTGTGAATGTCGGTCGCTGCCGTCCAGGTCTGCATGCAATGGGTCACCAACCCCGACAACTCGTTGTCGTGCACGCAGCTTGGTTGGCAGCAGGCCTACATGATCCCGCCTGAGGCTGCCGGATATGTGGACATCCTGGTCTCGGGGGGATTTTCGCCAGAGGCGTTCGGCATAGGTTTTGGCGGAACGCTGATGGTTTTTGTCATCGGCCTTTCCGGTGGAATGGTCGCATCAATCCTTCGACGCATGAGGTAACACCCATGAAACAACTGCAAACCCAGCTGCAAAACGGCGCTTCCGCCTTCGGTCGCGCTCGTCGCCACGCTCGCAACGCCTGCATCGGTGCTGCGGTTTCCCTCGCCACTGTCCCGGCCTTCGCGGCGCTGGACACCACCGCCGTCGAGACTGCCATGACGGCGGCTCAAGACGATGCCTGGAGCATCGCCAACCTGGCGATCCCGGTGATCGTCGTCCTGGCGGTGGCCGGCATCATCTACAGCCTGATCCGCAAGGTGTAAGCGTGCTCTGGTCGGTCATGCTCGGCGCCTTCGTCGCCGGTGCCTTCATCACCGGCTTCCGGGTTGGTGAGTTCTTCTGACCGACCTGCACGTCCGGTGCCGACGCAACAAACCCCGCCTCGGCGGGGTTTTCTTTGGCGGGATTTGATATGGATCGCTGTAAGTTTTACCGCTACAACATGTATCTCGGCTTTGCGTTATTTATTTGCGGTGCTCTTCTTTATTCTTGTTCCGCTAAGGCCGAGGTTTACTATTGGGAGCGCTACACCGCGCCTGATGGCAAGCGTTATGACTCTGCTGTTTCTGCCTGCGAGTCTCATTACCCTAGAAGTGATCACTACGAGTCATATACATACGCCGGTGTTACGTTCGTTAGCGCGACGCGAGTAACTTGTCAGGCGCGCCTATCTTCTAATGGCGTTGTTATTGGCGACATGACTGTTATCCGTAAGGGTGACTCTTGTCTGCCTGGCACTACGTACGACAGTCAAACCGGCGAATGCTTAGCCCCTCAAGAACCCAACGGAGAGAAGTGCGGCGAAGAGGTCATTGGTGGAGCCACGATCCCCAAGATCAAGAACGCTGAGGGCGAATGCGTTCCCTTCTACGACGCGGACAAGCCCTCTCAGTGTAAGCACTTCTCCGAATCCACCCGTTTCACCACCGCCATCATTGCCGTCGATGACAATGGCAATCCATCACCTCCGCCACCGATTGTGGAGCAAGGCTGTGTGGCAACCGTCATCGATTACAGCCACTGCAAGGCGCCTGCGCCTAAGAAGGTGGGCGCCATCAGCCTTGGCCCCGCCCCTGTTCGTTGCCGTGTAGCGCTGAACTTCACTGGCGCGGTTGCAGACGGTGAACCGCCTGTTTTCGCTCCCCCTCCTGTTGATCCTGGCGACGTGTGTCCGGAAGGCGAGGAATGCCTTCCACCAGACGCCCCCATCGTCAACGAAAAAGAACCTTGCGTGTACGTGCCTGACGGCGAAGGTCGGATGGTCTGCTCGTCATCCAACTACACCTCCAAACCCGGCGACTACACCAACTGCGGAAGCGTCAACAACGGACCGTTCCACTGCTACGGGACGAACCCCAGCTCGACCGGAACCATGACCGACACCAAGGTCGAAACTAAGCAGAACGCCGATGGTTCAACCACGACCACCAAGACCGATACCCAAACCAAGGTGGTTTGCTCCGGGGTGGGTTCCTGCTCCAGCCAAGTGACCACCAACGTCAGCCACACCACCAAGGACGCCAACGGCAACACTACCTCGGAAAGCTCCCAGTGCACCGGCCCCAATTGCAGCAGCTCGGGCGGCATCAAGGACGGCTCCGGTACCGGCAATGGTGACGGTAACGGCGACGGTGAAGGTGACGAAAGCGAAGGCCCTGCCGGCCCGTCCAAGGGCCTGTCACAAGGTGAGCAAGGCAGCTTTGATGAAGCCCTGACCGAGTGGGATCAGCGCATCGCCGACGCTCGCGCAGAACTGGACCAGCAGTTGAGCCAGTACGGCGCCCTGTTCAGTGGCGTGTTCGAACTCAACCTGAGTGAAGGCGGCGGCTCACTGCCGTGTGACTCCATCAACCTCAGCCACGGTGCGACCTATCGCCTGTGCATCGCTGACTTCTCCGATCCCCTGTCCTGGCTGCGCTATGCACTGCTGCTCGGTGCCGCAGTGATCGCCGCCTATATCGTATTGAGGAACTGACGATGGAATGGCTCTCCGGCTTTCTCGACCAGATACTCGACTTCTTCCAGTTCGTTTGGGATTTCCTGTCCAGCGGGATCTACGACCTGATCAAAGAGGGCTTGGTTGTCCTCACCAAGGCGGCGGTCTACTCCTGGATTCAGGTGCAACTGCTCGCCCTGGAAGTAGCCTATGAGGCTGCACAGGACATCGTCACCGATATCGGCGTGACGCAGTACGTCCGCCAGCGCTATTCCGGCATCCCCTCTCAGACAGCCGCAACACTGGAATTCTTCGGCGTGCCTCAGGCCCTGAACATCCTGTTCTCGGCGCTCTCGACACGCTTCGCCCTCAAGTTCGTTCCGTTCATAGGGCGCTGACCATGTCGATCAAAATCCACCATGGAGCCAACGGCTCCTACAAGACCTCCGGGGCCATCCAGGACGACGCCATACCTGCCCTGCAAGAAGGCCGGCTGATCATCACCAACGTACGCGGCTTCACCCTGGAGCGCGTGCTACTGGAAATGCCCGAGCTTCCCGACAGTGTCGACATCATCAACCTCGACCTCGAAAAGCTCGAGGACATGGAGCGCATGCGCACCTGGTTCCAATGGGCACCGCGGGGCGCGTTCATCATCTTTGACGAAACCCAACTGGTCTTCCCGAAATCCTGGCGTGAGCGCGACCTGGAGCGCTTCGACTTCCCTGGTGGCTCCGAGGCCGCAGCTGAAGCAGATCGGCCCATGGGCTGGCTCGATGGCTGGACCCGCCACCGCCACTGGAACTGGGACATCGTCCTGACCACCCCGAACATCCAGTACATCCGCGACGACATCCGCATGACCAGCGAGATGGCGTACAAGCACGTCAACATGGCGGTTCTCGGTATCGGTGGCCGCTACAAGGAGGCTCAGCATGATGCCCAACTCAATCGACCACCCGCAGACGGCACCATCGTCGAATACAAGCGCATCAAACCCGCCACATTCCGCCTCTACAAATCCACCGCCACGGGAAAGACCCAGGACACCCGGGCGGGGAAAAGTATGCTCAAGTCGCCTCGGATTCTTTTTCTACTGGCACTGCTGGCCGGCTCTATTGGCTACATGTTCCTTGGTGGCGGCGCTTCCGTCCTTACTGATGGCGTTGGCGTCGCTAGTCGTGGAACTGCCGCTGGTGAGGCAGTTCCTGACCGCCCTGCTGTGGCTGCTCAAGCACCTCGTGCTGCGTCTGTTTCTCCTGCTGCTAATGATCTGGTTAATCAGCCGCCTGATGTCCTGGCTGGTGAGCTGAACCACCCGTTCGCCCCGCGTACCTTTGCCGTGCGAGCCGTCATGGTCGTTGGCCAGGACGACCAGCGTCGCGAGCTGGGGCAGTTCGACGTGATCGATGCTGACGGCAACGTACTGAGGCAGTCGCTGAGTGAGCTACGCAACCTCGGCTATCTGGTGCGCATCCTCGGCCCCTGCGTCGTCCACATCAGCCACCCCATGGGCTACATCGCCACCGCGCTATGTCCTGGCAAATCCCAGCAGCGAGACGGAACCACGCCGCCCCAGCCCAGCGGGCTATCTGCTGTGCCGGCCAGTCACGCCTCTAGCCCGCCCCAATCAGCCTCCAACGGCATGCGCGTCAACATCGTGCCTAACAGCGAATACGCGGCCAGGCCGTGGCGGTGAAGCGCGCCGCGAGCGAGCGGTTTAGTTCAGAGGGAGCGAGCGGCGCGCGCACGCCGCTGACGTCCCTGTAGCACGTCAGATAAACCAAGGTTAAACGTGTCAATTCGGCACTATTTGGAGCATTAGAAAATGGCAGTTAAAGACCAACTCCGTGTGAACCGTGAGTTCAAGGAAACGCCAACCGGACGCCTGTTCTTTGACCATCAGTCAGCCCGCATAACCGACCTGTCCAACGTCCGAATCCTGGCCTGCAGCGTCGATACCGTCCGCCAGTTGTATCGTGGCCTTATCCGTCCGGGAATCATGTGTCTGTTCGACAAGCCAGGGACCATCGTTGATTTCGCTGGCCAGCGCTGGCACTCGGGTCGCGTCAGCAAGGATTCTGGCTACCAGTACAAGCTCCAGAACGCAGACCTGGGCTTTATCCTGCTGGTGAAGAACTTCAACGCCAAAATCGAGAACATCGGCCCACACCTGAAAATCGAAGTGTCACCGCATGCCATCGATACCTTCTCACCTGAGCGCCTACAAGAGCGCCTGGACTACTACGCCAGCCACGTGCTCACCAACGTCGAGCGCAACCAATGCGCAGTCCACCTCGCGCTAGACCTCCAGGGCTGGCAACCGCCCGCCGATCTGGTCGCCCGCATGCACTGCCGCGCACGCGCTGCCCGTGACATTTCTGGCATCAAGGAAATTCAATGGACGCTGGAGTCGGCCACCTACGGCAAGGGCCAGTCCTACCTGTTCGGCTCAGCGGGAGGCGTCCAGCTCGGGATCTACAACAAGACCGAACAGGCCCGGGCCATCGACAAACTCGACTACTGGGAAGGCGTCTGGAGACGTCGCGACAGCTTCGATGAAACCGACCCGGACAACTACAACCCGGAGCAAGACGTCTGGCGTGTCGAGCTGCGTTACCACCACTCGATCATCCAGCAATTCGCCTCGGGATCGTTCGACCTGCAGACCGGTTCGACCATCCAGACCGACAGCTATGCCGCCTTCGCCCCGCACTTGGACGGCCTGTGGCGCTATGGCCTGCGCCAGTTCAAGTTGCTGGCTCGCCCTGGCTATTTCGAACCCATCTGGACGCTGATCCGCGAAGACGTGCGCGTGGATCTGCCGGTGGATTCCCTGGTCGATGAAACCGAGTACAAGCGCCAGTACAAGACGTCTCGCGGCTTCTCGGGGAAGAACGTCGAGCTATTCCTGGGAAACTTCGTCAGCCTGCTGGCACGGGAGCGAGTGGGCGCTAGAAAGGCTTTCTACCGGCTCAAGGATTGGGAGTGCTGGCCGGTGATCCGCGATCACTATGCCGCCAAGGGCATGGATGAAGACGGGCTGTACAAGCACATCAAGGGCATCCTCGAAGAACGGCATGTCAGGTGGGGTCGGGCTGTCTGATGGCTATCGAGCAACTGCCTGACGGTCGCTGGAAAGTCGATGTAGAACCCATCAAGGGCCGGCGCTTCCGCAAGACCTTCAAGACCAAGAGTGACGCCCAGCGCTTCGAAGCCACCTGCCGGGCCAAGTGCATCGAGTCGCCTGCCTGGACACCCAAGCCGAAAGATCGTCGCCGCCTCTCCGAACTCTGCACCCGCTATCACGAGCTGCACGGCCATGCCCTGGCTGACGGCGCTGCGATACTCCGCACCCTACAGAATCTGGCCAAGGATCTGGGCGATCCGATAGCGATCAACCTGACCGGCAACGCCTTCTGTGAAACCCGAAGCGCACTGATCAAGGCAGGCATCCAGGGCAAGACGCTGAACAACCGGCTCGGCTACCTGAAAGCACTCTTCAACGAGCTGCACCGCCTGGGCGATATCGACTACCCGAACCCGTTGGCCAACGTCCGCCCGCTACGCCTGCAGGAACGCCCTATCTCGTTTCTCTCGACCTGCCAGATAGCCGAGCTGCTCGATGCTCTCGATGATCGCACCACCAGTCCGGGTATCGGCCTGATCGCTCGCGTCTGTCTGAGTACGGGTGCCCGCTGGGGAGAAGCCCAGGCGCTGACACCTGAGCGAGTGCGAAACGGCATGGTGACCTTTGCCAACACCAAGTCGAAGCGAACCCGGTCGATTCCGATCGATAAAGCGCTAGAGAAGGCTCTACATCTCTACTTCAAGCGCCACGGCCTGTTCACCAACTGCATGCTGACTTTCAGCCGCGTGCTGGAAAAGACCTCGATCAAGCTCCCGGCCGGCCAGGCCACGCACGTGCTGCGGCACACCTTCGCCAGTCACTTCGTCATGCGGGGCGGGAACATCCTGACGCTACAGAAGATCCTGGGGCATACGTCGCTGGCGATGACCATGCGCTATGCGCACCTGTCGCCAGACCATTTGCAGGATGCTTTGACGCTCAATCCGTTATTTCCCACTCGGTAATGCGTAAGACACCTTCGCACCAGCCTCTTTCACCAGGCCTCGCTGACGCAAGACCTTGTAGATCTGCTCTATCTCACTAAGAGCGCGCTCTTTGCCGAGCTTGGAATGAATGGTGTTCATCAACGTTTTTATCGTTCGTGGCTTTGAAGCCTTCCTGGCGATCAGATCTGCGACCACCAGCTTGATAAGAGCATCTTGGTTTCTATCCGCCGCCTTTGATGGCGAGGCCTTTACCGGCTCAGGCTTTTTAGGCTGGCTAGGCGCAGGTTTTGGTGGATTAGGCGTAGCGGCCTTCTGAGACGGGTTAGGCGTAGCAAGAGTCGCAGCGAAGCAAGGCATTTGCTCGATGCTCTCTGATCTAACAACCGTCAGTCCCTTCGATTTCAGATGTTTGATCAGCGGATCAAAGCCTTTGTCTTTGGAGATTATGTGGTAGTAACCCCCTGGATCCGCTGCGGACAAAACACCTAGGTAGTACGTGATGTGGAAATCCAAGGCGTTAGCGCCTGGCGTATCCATCTGGATGTACTCAGCTCGGTCATGAAGCCGATGGATTGCAGTCACAAGGTCAGTGGGCAGCTTCGAATTATTTGGCCCGAGAAAAACACGCAGCTTGAAATGCTCCGGCTGCAGCAAGCGTAGCGAGGTAGCCTGCACATTCTCGTAGTCGATAAATACGTAATTGACCCGCATCCTGATCCACCTCACGTCCATGGAGTTGGCATTCTGAAACAAGAAGCGGCACGTCTGAAAGATAGAAAGCTGGCATTTCGACACTTTTTCGACACCTGCCGAAAGCCAGAAAGCAAAAAGCCCCGAAAACTTCTCAGCTTTCAGGGCTTTAGGTATTGCGAAAGTGGCGGTGAAGAAGAGATTCGAACTCTTGATACGGTTTCCCGTATACACACTTTCCAGGCGTGCTCCTTCAACCACTCGGACACTTCACCGGATCTCGACGTTTTGGCGTGTAGCCCGTCGAGGTGCGCTAATGTAGTCGAATGTTTTACGAATGGCAAATTTTTTTAAAGGATTCATGCGCTTAAGAGCGCAAGCGGTTTTCCTCGGGCTCGCCGGAGGGTGTTTCGTCGAAACGGATGTGGCCAAACAGCAGAAAACCGAGGGATAGGAACAGCCCAATGCCGAACAGCATCAGAACGCCGGACGGGCTGCGCAGATAGAGGCTGTCGCTGAGCACTACGGCTGCCAGCAGCAAGCCGAGCACGGCAATCAGATAGAGGGTGGAGTAAAGGCTGTTCATGGGCGCTCCTCGGATATGCGGCCTACCTTAAATGTCAGCCTCCATGCACGACCAATTGCCATTCGGCATCGCCGCGATAGGCAGAAACACTGACCAGCCGGTCAGTCACAGCGCTTTACCAGAGCGGTTCGGCTGAGTACCTTCTGCCCACATTCAGCCCCGCGGCGCCAACAAGGAAAACTGCCATGAGCGACCTGATCAGCTATCAACTCGAAGATGGCATCGCCACCCTGACCCTGAGCAATGGCAAGGTGAACGCCATCTCCCCTGACGTGATCGCTGCCTTCAATGCCGCACTCGACCGTGCGGAACAGGATCGCGCCATCGTCATCATCACAGGCCAGCCAGGCATCCTCTCCGGCGGCTACGACCTGAAGGTGATGACCTCCGGCCCGCAGAACGCCGTCAACCTGGTGGCGGCAGGTTCCACGCTGGCGCGGCGCATGCTCGCTCACCCCTACCCGATCATCGTCGCCTGCCCAGGCCACGCTGTGGCCAAAGGCGCGTTCATCCTGCTGTCTGCCGATTACCGCATCGGTGTCGAAGGCCCGTTCAACATTGGCCTGAACGAAGTGCAGATCGGCATGACCATGCACCATGTCGGCATCGAACTGGCACGTGATCGCCTGCGCAAGTCGGCATTCCACCGCTCGGTGATCAATGGCGAAATGTTCGACCCGGCAGGTGCAGTCGATGCCGGCTTCCTGGACAAGGTCGTGCCCGGCGAGCAGCTGCTGGCTACCGCTCAGGCCGCAGCCCAGCAGATGAAGAAGATCAACATGACCGCGCACAAGAACACCAAGCTGAAGGTGCGCAAGGCCTTGCTGGAAACGCTCGATGCCGCCATCGAAATGGACAAGCAACACCTGATGTAG